ACTTAAAGAAATTGTCCTATATGAAATCTCTATAGACCAAATTAAATCGCAATTTGTTAATACTGGAAAACTTAAATCTGATGATTTTGATAGTATTGTAGATGCCTCTGGTGGAGATAGTGCTTATGCTACTTGGTTAACTGCTCGTGTAGTTGGTTCTAAACGCCAACGTCCTATAATCAAACCTGAAGATATCTACAAGTATAAAAACTACTTAGCTACTTTCAAATCAAGAAGAAAAGAATTCCCTTTCACTGATATAAACCAAATTAAATCCCCCCAAGATTTATCCCAATTTATATCTACAGCTGTAAATATTAGAAACCAAGAGGAAGAAGATCCCTCCAAAGCAAAAGGAAAAACCAAATCCGACAAATACTCTAAATTTAAAATAGGGGAAGTGGATGGCTTCACAGTTTATAAAATCCCTAAAGGATCCACGGAATTGAAAGGTGTATCGTGTGACTTAGGTAGTGGCACAGAATGGTGTACAGCCCACTCAGAAGCTGGTTATTTTGAACAATATATAAAACAAGGTCCACTCTATATTTTTGATAATGGTAAAGGTGAAAAATACCAATTCCACTATGAATCCAACCAATTTATGGATAAAAATGATACATCCATATTACAATGACAAACATCTACAACCTATTTAAATTTTTAGAGGATAAAGAAGGTACTAAAATACCTTTCAAGGTAAAACTTATCTATACTCCTGACACTTTAACTCCTGATGATTTAAAAGTGGGAGGTGATCTTAGTTTAATGAACACCAAAATCATTTCTCTACCTTCTGGTTTAAAAGTGGTAGGTAATCTTAATTTATACGGCACCAAAATCACCTCTCTACCTGATGATTTAGAGGTTGGAGGTGGTCTTAATTTAACAAACACTCCAATCACCTCTCTACCCTCTGATTTAAAAGTGGGAGGTGATCTTGATTTAGTAAACACCAAAATCACCTCTCTACCTAATGGTTTAAAAGTGGTAGGTAATCTTTTTTTATACGGCACCAAAATCACCTCTCTACCCGATGATTTAAAAGTGGGAGATAGTCTTAGTTTATACGACACCAAAATCACCTCTCTACCTTCTGATTTAAAAGTGGTAGGTAATCTTGATTTAAGAAACACTCCTATCACCTCTCTACCTTCTGGTTTAAAAGTGGGAGGTGATCTTAGTTTAAGAAACACTCCTATCACCTCTCTACCTTCTGGTTTAAAAGTGGGAGGTAAGCTTTTTTTAAAAGACACTCCTCTTTCTAAAAAATACACCGAAAAAGAAATCAGAAAAATGATCGAAGATAAAGGTGGAGAAGTTGAAGGAAACATTTTTTTTTAAAAAAACAATACTCTAAAAACTAAAAAATGAATCCATTACATACCAAATTCTTCCAATATTTAGAAGATATAGGAGAACAAAAAATCCCCCTAGAAGTAAAGCTTCTTAACCTGGATAAATTTGAACTTACTTCTGATGATTTACATGTTAAAGAGGATCTTAATCTATCTAAAACAAGTCTAACCTCTCTACCTGATGGTCTTAAAGTGGATGGGAATCTTGATTTAAGCCGTTGCACAAATTTAACCTCTCTACCTGATAACCTTGAGGTGGGTGGGTATCTTGCTTTATATGGTTGTACAAGTCTAACCTCTCTACCTGATGGTCTTAAAGTGGGTGGGATTCTTGATGTAAGGAAAACTTTCCTCGCCTCCAAATTCTTATTCAGAATCCGTAGAATGGTTCCTGGAGTTAAGGGTAAAATATGGAGGAAGTAAATTTGGTTCTTAGTAGAAATATTTTTATATTTAGAAAAAAGTTATATATAATGGAAAATAAACGAAGAAAACACCACACTGACATTGAGTGTGTGCCTTTAGGTTATGCAAATGGTTCTGCTAAAGATCGTCCTTTGACCGATAAGGAAAAAGCAAAAATGATCGATAAAGCAGAAAAAGCATATGGTCAGTTCCTTGATGCTTTAGAATGCGATTGGAGAAATGACCCAAATTCAATGGAAACACCACGTCGAGTGGCTAAAGCTTATGTAAATGACTTATGGGCAGGAAGGTATAATGGATTTACTGATATTACGTCTTTTCCTAGTGATGGTTATGATGGTATTATCATTGAAAGGAATATTCCTCTTACTAGTATGTGCAGCCATCACCACCAAACTATTCGTGGCGTTGTTCATATTGGCTATATCGCCGGAGCCGAAGGACGAGTTATTGGACTTTCTAAACTTAACAGAATTGTTGAGCATTTTGGACGTAGAGGAGCAATCCAAGAACAATTAACAGCCGCAATCCACCAAGGTGTAGACAAAGTATGTGAAGGAAACTTAGGTGTTATTGTTACAGTAGTTGCTACTCACAATTGTGTTAGCTGTAGAGGTATTAAACACTCCGGTGCCGCTATGGTTACTACAAAAGCAACAGGTGCATTTAGAGATGACACAAACCAAGCACGCAAAGAATTTTTTGATAGCTTGAAAATTAATAACGGAGGACACAATATTTAAAATTAATAAGTTATGGCATATTGGCTAGCAAAAGTAAAGGTTGAAGAGGAAACCTCTCGTGGGGCTGTTAGATGGACCACTGAGCAATTCCTTGTAAATGCAGAAAATGCAACTGACGCAGAAGTTAAATTAACTGAAGAATATTCTACATACCAAATGGAGTGGCATGTAGACCAGCTAAAACAAATTAAATTAGTAAAAGTTATTGAGTGATGAGTAAGCAATTAGAGTTATTTAAAGACGTCCCGTTTGTAGACGAAGTTGAGGAATTTAATGCATTAATGAATAAACCTAATAACTATGAACCTACAATACCGGAAAAGAAAGAATGGGAGTTTGTATACAACTTCGTCTTGGAAGAACTTGAGGAATATAGAGAGGCATGTGAACGAGGCGACATCGTTGAGGTTTTGGATGCTTTGTGTGATATTACTTATGTTTCCCTTGGGAACGGTACTATGTTACACGGTCTTAAAGATAAAATTTGGCCAGCCTATCAAGAAGTACAAGCATCAAATCTATCAAAAGCTTGTTCAAATGAAGAAGAAGCCCAAGCAACTGTCGAACAACGCTCCCAAGAGCAAGGTGAGGCCTGTCACTATGAAAAAGTTGGTGATAAGTACATTGTTTACAGATCGCGTGACAGAAAGGTAATGAAAAATATAAATTACTTCCGTCCTAACCTTAAACAATTTTTTACTGAACAAGAATTAAATGTGGATTAATTGGGAATTTTATAAAAAAATGAGTGATAGAGAAATTATGAACGCTAAATTTGGCATTTCTAATCAACCACAAATGAAAAATCTAGACCAAATGCCAGACCAAAAATGGCACCGTAGAATTTCATTTATAAAATCAGGAATTCGAATTGTTGGTTATGGGTTTATTCCTTTTAACCTTATAACAGCCACAGTTTTGCTTATTATAAGTGAAGCCGTAGGCATAATTGAAGAATTAGTATGAAAAAATTATTATATTTTAGTGCAGGATGGTGTGGACCTTGCCAACAACTAAGTCCAATTATGGAGGAATTACAATCAGAAGGGATTACAGTCCAAAAAATTGACGTAGATTCTAACCCTGAAATCTGCCAAGCATTTAACGTTAAAAATGTTCCTACAGTAGTATTTACTGTAAATGATCTAGATAAGGGAAGAAAAGTTGGACTTAATCCAAAACAAGCATACACAGAATTATATAACCAAGATTAATGTATAAAAATTGTTATGTTCAAAGAGGTGATGAATGGAATCATTACCGGATACACCTCTGGACTGATGAAGGGTATGTTGAAGAAGAATTCCAAAATTATGGTTATCAAGAGTGTTCTCCACAACAAGCGACCCACAAGGGCTTAAAGGGAGAAAACCTAAAAAAAGTGTTTAATTGGGATAGAGAGAATCCCCAAATGCACTATTCAGACCATACTAGAGGAAACATCCACACTAAATTCTTAATTGACAAGTACGGAGACGACGATACCCCTTCAGTTACACACAGAGAAGTATTTTTCGATATCGAGATTGAGATGGGAGGTGCTCTTACTCCAGAGTATATTAAACAAGCACCTAAACCAGTTACCTCAATTGCGTGGTGGGATCGCCAATTAGACGATTGGAAAATCATCATTGTAGATAAAGAAGGAAAACTTGAACATACCATTGACGGTCAAGGAAGAGAAGTAATCCCTGTAAAACGCGAAACAGATCTACTTGATGTCTTTATTAGATCCATGGAAGAAATCCAACCCGATATTTTAATTGGGTATAATAGTGACTATTTTGATATTCCATACCTCTATTATAGGATCAAAAATACAATGGGTGATCGCACTGTAAAGCGCCTTTCACCTATTAATATTATAGAAGAAAGACATTGGGATGAAGATATGCCTGTTCGCATTGCAGGGGTTACTTCCCTTGATTATATGCGTTTACATAAAAAATATAGCTTTAAAGATGAACCGTCATATAAATTAGACTCACTAGGAGAAAAGTACGTTGGTCAAAAGAAAATTGAATATGAGGGTTCACTTGACAGGTTGTTTGTAGAAGACAAAGAAAAATTTATCGAATACAACTTTGTCGACGTTTTGATCCTTAAGAAGTTAGACGAAAAATTCAAGTATATTGATTTGACCAAAAACCTAGCTCACAAAGGAAAAGTACTATATGAAGAAGTATATCAATCATCTCGCATTCACGATGGTGCTATTTCAAGCTGGTTGATTTCTCAAGACACAATCCCCCCAAACAAGGATTTAAACCCACTCACAAAGAAAAATTACGCTGGAGGATATTTGTTCTGCCCCAAAACAGGCATCTACAACTATATGTTTGACGAGGATCTTACATCACTATACCCCTCAATCATTATGTCTTTAAACATTGGTAAAGAAACATACGTTGGTAGAGTATTAGATCTATTTGACGACAGAAACAATAGATTGGGTTTAAACGACTTAGAAGCTATGGTCGCCAAAGACCCTGAAGCAACTATTCCACTTGAGAATTTGCAACGTAAACAACAAAATATGCCCGTTAAAGATATAATAGATAAAATCAAATCACATAAACTAGCTGTTACTGCAAACGGTGTTATGTTTAGAACTGATAAAAAATCAGCACTGTCTGTTATACTTGATACTTGGTTTGACGAACGAGTCAAATATAAAAAAGCAATGAAAGTTGCTTATAAATCAGGTAATAAAAAAGAAGGCGAGTTAAACCACCTTAAACAATATACAATGAAAATCTTGTTGAATAGTTTGTACGGTGCAACAGCTTTGCCAAGCTTCCGTTACGGTAGCGTTATTCTTTCAGAAGGCATTACGCTCACTGGCCAGCGGATCATTCAAGAATCCGCTTTGTTTGCAAACACTCACATGAACAAAGTATTACGTGGTGAATTAAAATTAAAACTATAATGGCATTATCCCCTCAATCTATAAGAAATAACGTTCAAATTAAAATGAACGGTGAATATGTTAGAAAAGAAGTAGTAATTAACTTAAGCCTTGGTTGGAATAAAAAACAAGTTTCATATTTTAAAAAAATGATCCAACAAGGAGGAGCTTTAAGAATTAATGGAGATAAGTTTGAAATTGAAATCAAAGAAACTATCGTAAATTCTCGAGGAGATAAAGATGGTGGTATAATTACAATCCCAGGAGTAGACGAAAGATTTTAATAATGAATAACCAAGAAGAAGTACCCTGGTGGATCTGTAATGCTGAAGATAAAAACTTTTGCACTTACGTTGATACGGATTCAAATTATTTTCATGCTGAACCACTGCTTAAATATCTATACCCTAATTTTAAGGAAATGGATGAAAAAGAAAAAGATAATGTACTTGAAAAAATAGCCCTCAAATACCAGGATCTTATCACAGAATATTACGATACATTAGCTAGAGAAGCATTCAACATTCAAGAACATAGACTTGAAATGAAAACAGAATGTACTATTCGTTCTGGCTTTTTTTCTGGTAAACGCAGATATGCTCAATATATTACAAAGAAAGAAGGTATTGAAGTTGAAGATATTGATGTTAAGGGACTTGATTTTATGAAATCAAATTTCCCACCTCTATTTAAAAAGTTTTTTAATGAAATACTTAATAAAATCTTGTTTGGGGCTACAAGAAATGAAATTGACCAGGAAATTCTAAAATTTAAAAACAGCTTAGATACCCTACCTCTTGAATTGCTTGGCAAACCAACAGGGGTTAAAGACATAAATAAACACGTTGAGCGCCCCCCAGGTGCAGGAAATATATTTACTACACTTAAAACAGGTGCCCCTGTAAATGTTAAAGCAGCTGTTCGCTATAATGATTTTCTTAAGTTTAAAGGCCTAGATAAACAACATTCTCAAATTGTACAGGGCGACAAAATTAAATGGGTTTATCTAAAAGATAATCCTTATAAAATTGATACAATGGCATTTTTAGATTTTGATTTCCCCGAAGAAATTCGTACATTTATAGAGATGTACATTGATAGAGATAAAGCGTTTGATTCAATCCTTAAAAACAAACTAGAATCATTCTATCAAGACCTTGATTGGGGTAACTTGACACTCAATACACACGTAAATAATTTTTTCTCATTCTAATGACAGATAAAAGAGTTATAGATAATTTTATTTCAAAGTATCACTTAGGAGGTACTATTGAAAGGATCAAATGGGTTTCAAATGGAGAATGCCTTAAAGCAGACTTTATTAATGATTCCCAAAATTTAGTAGGTAGAGTAAAAACTGGTAACTTTAAATTTCCTGTTGGTGAATTTGGTATTTATAGTACTTCTGTACTAAGTAAATTATTAGGAATTCTTGAAAACGAGGTAATGTTCCAAGTAGAAAAAAACGCTAAATTTATTGTAGCAGATACAAATGTTGATATTAAATTCAATCTAGCAGACCCTCAGGTTATCCCAAATGTTCCTTCTATTAAAGAGACTGAAGGTGACATTCATATGGATTTAGATGAAGAATTCACTACTAAATTTATCAAAGCAAAGGATGCAGTTGGCGAAGATGTATTTTATATTTCAACTCAAGAAGGATTCACTTCACCTGAAGTAAAATTTACCATTGGAAACAGCTCATCTAATTCAGTTTCTTTTGCAAATAAATCAACCAAGGGAGAAGAATTAAAAGATATCCCTTTTAATGCTGATATTGTTAAAGAAATATTTAAACACAATAAACGTTTCGAAACAGGTACTTTAAAAATAAATCCAAAAGGATTAATGACTTTTGCGTTTAAATTTGGAGATCTAGAAACTAGTTATTATCTTGTAAGAAATCAAAATCAATAAAACATGGAAAATATCCCAATTACACCGTTGGCTGATCGTGTTCTGATCCAACCGATTGAAGCCGAAGAATCAACCTACGGGAACATTGTTGTTCCTGATATGGGTAAGGATCGTCCTGACTTTGGAAATGTACTTGCAGTTGGTCCTGGCCGTTATGACAATAATGGTAATTTGGTACCTATGCGAGTAGAAGTAGGACAAAAAGTTATTATGCCAAAATACGGGGCTAATACTGTAGAAATCGAAGGTGAAGAGTATGTACTCGCATCAGAATCAGAAATTTTAGGAGTTGTAAATCAATAAAATATGAGTAAAGTTATTAAATTTGGAGAAAACGGAAGAGGTCAACTTCAAAAAGGAGTTAACCAACTTGCAGATGCAGTCGCAAGTACACTCGGACCGTATGGCCGTAACGTTATTATCGGAAAAGAAAAAGGTATGGGTACTCCCCATTCAACTAAAGATGGTGTTTCAGTAGCGAAGCAAGTTGAACTTGAAGACCCAATTGAAAACCTAGGAGCACAGGTAGTTAAACAAGCTGCAATCGAAACAGGCGAACAAGCAGGTGATGGTACTACTACTGCTACAGTCTTGACTAGGGAAATCTACAATCAAGCACTCGAAGCAGTAAGTAACCGTTCGAATAATGCCATTGATATTAAAAGAGGAATGGATAAAGCAGTAAAAGACATTGTTGCTGTTTTGAAAAACAAATCCCAAGATATCTCAAATGAAGACCAGCTTAAACAGGTTGCAACCATTTCAGCAAACAACGATACTGAGATTGGTACTTTGATTGCTACTGCATTTGATAAAGCAGGACGTGAAGGTGTTATCACAGTTGAAGAAAGCAAAACCCACGAAACCACACTTGAAGTAGTTGAGGGTATGCAATTCGATCGTGGCTACAAATCACCATACTTTGTTACAGACAATGGTTCGATGACTTGCCAGCTTGACGAACCATATATTTTGATGTACGATGGTAAAATCAGTGCAGTAAAAGAATTGTTACCTATCCTTGAAAGTGTTAGCCAGCAAAACAAATCACTTTTAATTGTTGCTGAAGACATTGACGGTGAAGCACTTGCTGCAATGATTGTTAACAAAATGAGAGGTATCTTGAAGTGTGCCGCTGTTAAAGCCCCTGACTTTGGTGAACGCCGCACTATGATTTTGGAAGACATGGCTGCACTTACTGGTGGTACTGTTATTTCAAAACAAAAAGGTATGAAGCTTGATAAAATTAGCTTTGAAATGCTTGGAAACGCTCGCGGTGTTACAATTACTAAAGAAGAAACTACAATTGTTGATGGTGCAGGTGATGAAGAAGCAATTGGAGCACGCCTTGAAGAAATTAAGAGCCAAATCGACAAAGCAGAAAGCAGCTATGCCCGCGAACAGTTGCAGCAGCGTCTTGGAAAATTAGCAGGTGGTGTTGCAGTAATCAATGTTGGTGGTCACACTGAAACCGAAATGAAGGAACGTAAAGATAGAGTTGACGATGCCGTCCACGCTGTAAAAGCAGCAATCGAAGAAGGCATTCTTCCAGGCGGTGGTCACGCTTTGTTGTGTGCTTCTTACCAGATTGAGAATGATACACTTAATGACGCTCAAGAAATCGGTTATGAAATTGTTAAAAAAGCCGCCCGTAAACCATTTTATCAAATCCTCTCAAATGCTGGGTATAACCACGAAGATTGTATTTGGTTGAGCCTTGAACTCAAGGATGATTTTGAATTGGGTTGGAATTTGAGCACAGAAAATAAAGTTAATATGCTTTCTGAAGGCATTATTGACCCAACTAAAGTTACACGTTGTGCAATTGAAAACGCAGCATCTGCAGCAGGTACATTGCTCACTACAGAATGTGTAATTGTTGAAAAACCAGAAGAAAAAGGTAACACTGCTGAACAACCTATGTTCTAATGGATTTATTTGTAGAGAAATATAGACCCCAAAGTCTTGATGGTTTTATTGGTGATCAGACTATTCGCAATAAAATCCAAGAATACCTAAAGGAGGGCACTCTACAAAATTTGCTATTGTTTGGTCCAGCGGGGACAGGAAAAACCTCGCTGGCCAAACTAATAGTAAAACAGTTAGATGCCGATTACCTCTACATTAATGCTTCAGATGAAAGGGGAATTGACACCATTAGAGATAAAATTGTTCCATTTGCCTCTAGTATTGGTTTTAATGGATTAAAAGTAGTAATATTAGATGAGTCAGATTATCTTACCGCTCAAGCCCAAGCCACTCTTAGAAATGTTATTGAAACTTTTTCTAGCAGTTGCCGTTTTATCTTCACTTGCAATTATCTTGATCGTATTATTGCTCCCCTTCAGTCTCGTTGTATGGCTTTGGGAATCACCCCACCTAATAAAAAAGAAGTTGGGCAACATATACTTCAAATTTGTGAGAAAGAAAACATAGAATACACTAAAGAAGATTTAGGGCAAATTATTATTACCCACTATCCAGATATTAGAAAAATCCTAAACACAGTTCAGGGTAGTCTTAAAAGTGGTAAATTAATTCTCGATTCTAAATCTCTTAAAAACACTGAATTCGAAAATCAAGTAATTCAAGGTTTAAGAAATAAAACCAACCTAAAAGAAATCAGACAAATTATTGCCGACAGTGGTGCTACACAGTTTGAATCTCTATTTAGGACACTCTACGATAATGTGGAGGAATATACTACAAAAATTGGTGATGCAATTATTATTATAGCTCAGTATCAATATGAATACTCGTTTGTAGTAGATAAAGAAATCTGCATCGCCGCAATGTTAAATAAATTATTAAAATTATGAGTGTAAATTCAAACAAACAACGATATGAACAACTACAAGAATGGTATAAGTGGTTTAATAAAAAATATAATCGTTATGATAAATTAAGATTTAAAAAACCTCGAAAAATCAGAGACTAATGCAACAACAACAATTCAACATTGATCTTTCACAAACTACACCTATACATTGTGAAAAATGCCATCACGAACACTTCACAGAAGTAGCTTTAATACGTAAATTATCTCCTATGCTATCGCCTAATGGACAACCTGCATTAATTCCTATTCCTGTATTTGCATGTGCTAAGTGTGGACACGTAAACGAAGAATTCCTTCCAAAAGAACCAAATGACACCCTTTGATTTTTTAAAGTTAGTACACAATAAAAAAGTCAACTGGGAAGATCTTACTGAGGAAGAACAAAAAGCTTGGAATACATTTATTATTAACCGTGCTCTAAGTTTTACTTCGAATTATTTGGATATTGTGAATAAAATCCAACCTTATACTGGGGGGCAACTTACCCCAGCTGAAATATTTAAATATTATCAATTCATGTTACCGTCTAATTTTAGATTCCAAAAATGGATTAAAGGAACGAAAACAAGTAAATATAACAAAAATTTAGTAGAAATTGTAAGTGCGTATCTTGAGTGTTCGAATAAACAAGCTGAAGATTACTTAAATATTTTAGATAAAAAAGAAATTAAAGCATTACTTCAACATATTGGGATACAAGATAGTGAAGTTAAAAAATTAATAAAAAAATGATCAATTTTACCCCAGAAGATGATGCCGCAGTAAAATGGTGTGAAGAAAAATACCCTGAACTAACAGCAGAGTATAAAAGAATCATGATGGAACAATATATCCTATTTTGTAAAAAACACCGCAACTACGGAACTTCAAATATAAACGTAGGAACAAATCTTGAAACTGATAGTGACATTAAACTCGCACTTACAGGTTTATGGTTTAGAATCAACGATAAAATACAACGACTAAAAAACTTGGTTGTTCTAGGGGAACCTGATACAGTAGGGGAACCTATAGAAGATACGCTTAAAGATCTTAGTGTGTACGGGATTATAAGCCAAATTGTACAACAAGGTAAATTTAAATAATATGGCTATTTTTAGAACAAAAGATGAACCTGATTTTAGTATTGTAAAATCCCATTTACAACCTTATGGGGGAAACGGAATTGGCGATCAAGAATGGGATCCTAATAAAGATACAAGAATATTTGAACCAGCATGGGTTGAAAGATATAAATATGAAGCCAATATAATATCTGATATATGTTTAAATAATAACTTTACAAAAATACTAGAACTAGGATCTGGCCCAGGAAAGTTAGCAGATACCGTTATTAATACTCACCCTACTGAATTAGATTATACTCTTATAGATAAACCATACGCTAAAGAACAGTTTAAGAAATATAACCATAAGGCCACTAAATTCATTACTATGGATTTAAATAATAATTTCAATACCACAGAACTAGAAGGCCCTTATGATTTATTTATAGCTAACGATTTTTTAGAACATATAGCTAATATAACAGATTGTTTAGTCCAAGCATGGAATATAGGATCTGAAAATTCACGTTTTTTAGTAAGTGTTCCTAATTGGAGAATGGGCCATAGTTTTCAATATAGGGGGCTATTTGATTATGATAATTGGGTATACACTATGAAAGTTCATGGATGGCTGGTAGAAAATGTATACAAATCAAACCTTAAATGTGCTTACGCTCCTAAACTTTCCTCAGAAGAAACCATGCCTGATGAATTAATTCAATCCTGGAATTGGTATTTTGAAGGAAAAAAGATTAACGTATGATTTTAGAAAACATAAATAACACTGTAGTTCCAGAAATGGATTGGGAAAAATATAAGATGGTTTCTTATACCCAATTCTCTGCTTGGAGTGAATGTCCCCATAAGTGGAAATTGATGTATATTGATAAAATGCGTCAACCACCAAATATTCACTTAGCGTTTGGTTCTGCTATACACGAAACTCTTCAAGAATATCTTGACTTGATGTATAACAAATCAATCAAAGCAGCTGATGAATTTCCTATTTATGAAGATTTCCAAGAACGCTTTATGAAAATGTACGGCGACTACAAAGAACAACTTGGGGAAAATTTTTCAACTAAAAAAGAAATCATTGAGTTTGTAAACGATGGTCTTGATATTTTAGAGTTTTTTACACAAAGACGCCAAATGCATTTCTCAAAGCGAGGAACTCAGCTATTAGGTGTTGAAATGCCTATACTTACTCCCCCACACGAAAAGCACCCAAACATTATGCTTTACGGCAAACTTGATTTGGTATTCTACGATGAGGATCTCCAAAAAGTAAGTATTTGGGATATTAAAACATCAACTAGAGGGTGGACAAAGTGGGACAAAGAAAACAAAATTAAAACAGCACAAATGGTGCTATATAAGCGCTACTTTGCAGAGCAATACAATATCCCGGTTGATTCGATTGACTGCAAGTACTTCATTGTAAAGCGCAAAATACCGAAGGATCCTATGTACCCTGCGATGGCTTCACGTATTCAAACGTTTGAACCTTCGTCAGGTAAGGTAACTATGAATCGTGTAACTAAACAACTTCACGCATTTATTGAAGATTGTTTTGAAAACGATATGTATAAGGTGAAGGAATATACTAAAAATCCTTCAGACAAAAACTGTAAATGGTGTCCTTTCAATGACAAACCTGACCTCTGTAATAAAAAACATTCAAGCTAGGTTATTTCCCTTTATTATAGCATTAAGTGCTTTATCTGTTTCAGCATCAGCTGCCTTTTATTCCGTTAGTGGATTAAGCAAGCTGTTTGCTGGAGCAGCTTTTGCTGTCATCATAATGGCGGCCTCACTTGAAATAGCAAAATTAGTAATAGCATCTCTACTTTATCAATATAGAGAAAAATTACCTCGTCTACTTAAATACTACTTATCTGTAGCTTGTTTTATATTAATTCTTATAACAAGTATGGGTATCTATGGATTTCTTTCTGCTGCATATCAAGAAACAGCTGCATTAGCCGGAAATATAGACGCACAAATTGCTCTTATAGAAACAAAAAGAGATAACGTTAGAGACCAGTTAACGGTGTATAATGCGGAAAAAGCCACCATTAACGGGGCAGTATCTGATTTAAGAGCAGGTTTAGCTAACAATGTAATCCAGTATAAAGACCCAGAAACTGGCGAAATAATTACTACTACATCATCTTCTACCAGAAGGGCCCTAGAAAAACAACTTGACCAGGCAATCGAACGCCAAACCGAAATTAATACTAGAGTAGATAATTTAAATCAACAGTTATTCGATTATGAAACAGAAATTGTTGAAGTAACTAGTAACTCTAATATAGCAGGCGAACTTGGCCCACTTAAATATTTATCTGGTTTAACAGGTAAACCAATGGACCAGATTATTAACTGGTTATTGTTAATCATTATATTTGTGTTTGACCCCCTTGCTATCGCACTTGTTATTGCAGCAAACTTTGCATTTGAACAATTAAAAAGGAAAACTAAAGAAAATGTGTACGGCGAACAAGTAGAACAAAAAGAAGAAGAATGGGATGAAGAACATGCTATGGATATGGTTTTAAATGACATGGTAAAAAAAGCAGGTGACGACTTATTTGAGAAACCCAAATATATTAAGTTACCTAATAGTTTAAAGGATATTATCTACACAGGAGTTAAACACGCTAGAAGAAGGGGTGAAGATGTCCCTTCTAATGAAGAAATCCATAAGTTTTTCGATTAAGCCGTATATGTATAGATAAACATATACAACAACATGGCACTTAAACTTACATCCGTAAAATTAGAAGAACAATTATTTGAAGACTTCAAAATAGCTTCAATTAGACAAAAATTTAATCTCCAAAAATTAGTAAATAGAACCATACATCTCTATTTAACTGATGAGGAGTTTGCAAAAAGACTTCATACACATACTGATCTGACCGTTAGCGGTAGCGGATTATAAACAATAAAAAGGTTTTATTTAATGAAAAAAGGTTATATTCCTAGAGAGGAACGAAAAAAAATCCTCTTGTTATGCGATGATATTCGCCTCCATAGTGGAATAGGCACTATGGCCAAAGAATTTGTATTAAACACAGCTCACCACTTTAATTGGGTTAATTTAGGAGCTGCAATCAAGCACCCTGAACAAGGGAAAGCATTTGACTTGAGCCCTCAAATTAACGACATAGTTGGAATTTCCGACTCAGAAGTTAAAGTTATCCCTTGGGATGGTTATGGTAACGATCAAATTGTTCGTCAATTAATTGAACAAGAAAAACCAGACGCTATTCTCCACTTTACAGACCCACGTTACTGGACTTGGTTGTATAGAATGGAAAAAGAAATCCGCACCAAAATTCCAATGATTTTCTATACAATTTGGGACGATTTGCCTTACCCAATGTGGAATAGAGATTTCTATCGTTCAGATGATCTTCTTCTCTGTATTTCAAAACAAACCAAAAACTTAGTTGAAAATGTACTTAGAGACCACCCAAAAGAAGATTGGCAAGTACAGTATGTTCCCCACGGTATAGATGACAAAAAATTCTACCCAGTTATTAATGATCTGGAATTTGAAGCATTTAAAGAAAAATTCTTTGAAGGTAAAGAATACGATTTTGTTGTTTTCTGGAATAATAGAAATATCCGCCGTAAAAACCCAGGTGACGTAGTTACTGCTTGGAGAGTATTTACTGACCAACTAACCAAAGAACAAGCTGAACGCTGTATGTTAATCATGCACACTGACCCTGTAGATCAAAATGGTACAGATATCCCAGCAGTTATTGAAACTATGTGTGATCCTGAAAGAGCTAAAGTCAAATTTACCCACGGTAAATGTGATGAAAGAACACTTAATTATTACTACAATTTAGCAGACGCACAGTTTATGATGACCGACAATGAAGGTTGGGGTCTTTCACTTACAGAAGGCCTTATGGCGGGTAACATGATTATTGCCCCTGTCCAAGGTGGTATGCAAGACCAAATGCGTTTTGAAGACGAAAATGGAGACTGGATTAACTTCACTACAGAATTCCCAACAAACAGTAATGGTCAGTATAAAAAACACGGTGAATGGGCTATTCCAATGTGGGCTAAAACACGTTCAATAAAAGGTTCACCTCCCACCCCTTATATCTATGCTACTCAAGTAGATGTTGAAGATGCTGGTTTGGCACTCTTAAAATGTTATAACCTCGGAAGAAAAGAAATTAACCGTAGGGGTTTAGCTGGTAGAGAATGGTTAATGTCTGATGAAGCAAGAATGACAGCAGCTAATATGGGTCAGAATTTTATAGACCACATTGATACTCTATTCAAT